CCAAACACTTCCAAGACGCCGAGTGCCAGCACCCAGCGTGTGACTTTTCGCAAACCTGCCCCGAATATCTTGTGGCACCAATTCTGGAGAAGAAAATTGAAGGAAATAATACTCAAGCTCCTGTCCAGCAACAATGCACGTCTCAGTGCCGATGACATTGAAGTTCGTGTAAGAGCCTTCGTGATCATCATGGTCACGTTGGTGTTTGCGTTCATCACTTTTGCCCTGCTGTACTCGGTGACTTTTGTCACCCAGCCCATCAAGCAGATGGCTCCGATTGATCAGGCGTACACCAAGATGCTCAACGACATCGTGCTACTCATTGTGGGCGGCATCGGCGGCATCTTGACCAAAGGCGTGAGCAATGAGGCCAAAGACATGATGAATGCGGCCAAGGCCAACACAGCGGCCTACGTCGCCCCGCCGCCACCTCCGCCTGCTCCAGTCGTGATGATGGCTCCTACGGCTGGTTGGACGCCCCCACCAGCCCCTATGACGCCTCCGCATCATCTTGAGTCTGACGAAGAACGTGCAGCCATGGCAGAAGCCCGTCAAAGCGTGAAAGGCTGATATGTTTAGCTTGTTCAACCCCTACGTCCTGATTGGCATCGCAGCCTTGGTGGCGGCCTCCTTCTTTGAAGGGCACCACATTGCCTACCTTGAGCAAGAAGCCGAGATTGCCAAACTCAACGAGAAGGCGCGTGGGCTTGAACAAGAAGCTGCCCAGCGTGTGACCGACCTATCAACTCAACTTGTGAAGGCCAACCAAGATGCCAAAGTTCAAATACAAAAGCGTAATGCTGCTATTGCCTCTGGCCAGTTGCGGCTTTCTATCGCCACCCGCCCCGTACCAGCCTCCTCAGATGCCTCCTCTTCCTGCGGAAATAGCGTTCAAGCAAGAGCCGAACTTGACCCAGCGGCTGCTCAATCTCTTGTCGCCATCACCGACCAAGGAGACGCCAACACCCGCCAGCTCAACGCCTGCATCGATGCCTACAACACCGTCTTCAAAGTGATTAACGGGGGCAAGAAATGATTAATGCACTCCAACTGCAACAACTGGGCATTGGCATTGAGTGGGTTGGCCCACTGAACGAGACGTTTGCCAAGTTTGGCATCGCCACCGTGGATCAGCAGGCGGCCTTCATCGGGCAGTGCAGCCATGAGTGCAATCACTTCAAGACTTTGGAGGAGAATCTGAACTACAAGGCCGAGACGTTGCATAAACTCTGGCCACAACGGTTCCCAACCATGGAGATTGCAAATGCCTACTCGCACCAGCCACAACGCATCGCCAACAAAGTTTACGCCTCACGCATGGGCAATCGTGACGAAGCGTCTGGGGACGGGTATCGGTTCCGAGGTCGGGGTGCGATCCAACTTACCGGGCATGATAGCTACTGGCACTGCGGTCAGGCCATCGGTGCCGATCTGGTGGCCAACCCCGATCTGGTGTCCACACCTAAATACGCTGCGCTGAGTGCAGGCTGGTTTTGGTCAACTCACAACCTGAACGCTGCGGCGGCCGCGGAAGACTGGACAAAAGTCACCAAAATCATCAACGGCGGCACATTTGGGCTAGACGAACGGGTAGCATTGACAAAACATGCTATTGCTGTTCTAAGCGCTTAATGGGACAATCACGCAACCGTAAAGGACTCACATGGCGACCGTTACACCAGCCACAATAACTCCGTCATGGGCGATGACCTATGACAATCTGACGACGATGGTGCTCCAGTATTTGGAGCGCAGTGATCAAGCGACCATTAACGCTATCCCCACCTTCATCACTTTGGCTGAGTTTGAAATTGCCCAAGAGATCAAAACCTTGGGTCAAATGGCCGTTGCCACGGCAACCATGTCGCCCAACAACCCCGTCTTGGCCAAGCCTGCACGTTGGCGCAAAACTGTCTCCATGACCTTGACCAAGGCCGATGGCACACAACAACCCGTCTTGTTGCGCAAGCTGGAGTACCTTGAGAACTATTGGCCAAACGCCACTCAAACCTCTACGCCGTTGTTTTATGCCGACTCGGACTACCAGCATTGGTACTTGGCGCCCACGCCAGATCAGGCGTACAGCTTTGAAATCTTGTACTACGAGCGCATCCAGCCGCTGAGTTCTGTCAACCAAACCAATTGGCTGACCCAGTACGCACCGAATGCAATGCTGTATGGCACGCTGTTGCAAGCCATGCTGTTCTTGAAGAACGACAATCGTGCCGTGTTCCAGCAAAAATATTCTGAAGCAATCAATGCCCTGAAAACCGAGGATGTGGCTCGTGTTGGGGATCGTCAATCCGTCGCCGTGGATAGCTAAACATGACAACATATACCGATGCCTTCACGGGCTTAACCATCAACCCATCAACGGTGGGTTATGAGAATCTGTCCATCAGCTCGAATACCGCGCTGCAATGGCCGATCAATGGCAACACCTCAAATGTTGCGGCCAACATCATTGAAGTCACGGCCACCACGACTGGCCTGAATTTGTTCATGCCGCCAGCCACGCAAGTGTCAAGCGGCCAAAACGTCATTGTGCGCAACATTGGTTCCAACACCTTCACGGTGACGGACACCAGCGGCAACACCATTGCCAGCATTGCGTCTGGCTTGGCTGACTTCATCTACTTAACCGACAACACCACAACGAACGGTACGTGGGCGGTGGTGACGTTTGGTGCAGGCACATCGTCTGCCAATGCGGCCACGCTGGCTGGGTACGGCCTAACCGCCATCGGCGCGACGCTGAATCAGTCCTACACCGTCAACAACGTGACAACTGGGTACACCTTCTTGGCGTCTGATCGCTCATCGTTTTATGTGTGGGGCGGCGGCGCTGGCACGCTGACCATGCCTACTTCGGCAAGCGTGGGCAACAACTGGTTTGTGATGATCCGCAACAACGGCACGGGCATCTTGAACTTGGTTCCCCAAGGCACAGACACCATTGATGGCAACCCAAGCGCTCAATTGCAGCCCACCGAGTCGCTGGTGATCGTCTCCAACGGCACGGGCTTCAACACCTTTGCCTATGGCCGCTCAAACACGTTTTTCTACACCCAGTTGCAAGTGACCGTGACGGGCGGCACAACCACGCTCACGTCTGCTCAGGCCTCAAATACGATTCAAGAGTATCTTGGCACGCTGACGTCCAACCAAATTGTGATATTGCCCCAAACCGTCCAGTTGTACTCGCTGCAAAACAAAACGTCTGGCTCGTTCACATTGACGTTCAAGACGGCGGCATCGGGTGGCACAACCGTCACACTGCCACAAGGCCAAACGATCATTGCGATCTGCGATGGCACGAACGTTTACAACGCGCAAACCGCCGCAGCATCTTCGCTCACGTCTATAACTTTGGCAAACGGCTCCGCCGCCGCGCCATCGGTCAACTTCTCCGGCGACACATCGACTGGCGTCTACTTGGTTGCCAGCGGCCAGCTTGGTTTTGCTGTCAGCGGCGCAAACGGCATGACATTGAACGCCTCAACAGGCTTGACGGTGCAAAACCAAGTCACGGCCTTGGGCGGCATTCTTGGCGGGGGCTTCTAAATGACCGCAAAGGTTGCCGTACTCCAAGTCAAGCCGGGCATCCAACGTGATGGTACGAGATTCATGTCCGCCTCCTACGTGGACGGCCAGTGGGTGCGCTTCCAAAATGGTTTGCCTCGCAAGATTGGCGGCTACAACAGCATGTTCTTGAATGCCTCGGGCATCTCTCGCGGCATGATCATGCAGTCCAACAACGGTTCAAACTACGTCATTTCAGGCTACTCCAACGGCCTAGAGCAATGGGTGACAGCCAACTATGCTGGCGTGGGAACTGGTCCACTGGAATACACCATCTCCAGCGGTTTCACAGCAAATGCCAACAACTTGTGGCAGTTTGACATTGGCTACAGCTCATCGGGTGGTGGCAATTTAAACTTGATTGCGCATCCCGGACAAAACTTGAGCGACATTTCTAGCGCTGTCAACACTCGTCCATTATTCGGATCGTTCTCAGGCACCACCCTTACTCCCGTGGGCGTGTTTACGGCATTTGCATCAATCACAAGTGGCTCAACAACCATGACGTTCCCCGCAACCAACTTGGGTGTTGGCGCAGGCGTTTCGGTGTCTGGATCTGGCATACAGTCTGGCACAACAGTTGTTTCTGCTTTGATAACTGGCGGCGTGTACACAGCCACATTAAGCCTTCCAGCAACATCTTCAAGTCCAAGTGCCGCATTGACAGGTGTTGCTGTAACTGGAACAGCTGGTCAATTTTCTTGTACAGCAACTTCAAACATTGCAGTTGGTCAAGCGGTCGTGGTGGCTGGCACTTTATCTGGCAGCGCTACTGGTATTGCGGCAGGCACTTATTACGTTATTGCAACAAACACCACAAGCACATTTACTTTGTCGGCAACTTTAAGCGGAAGCGCAATCACCACAACGGCTGGTACAACAACTGGATTGACTTTTAACGTCTATCAAGTTTTGAGTTTTGACAACAACATCTCGGTGTCTGGCGGCGTGGTGATGTTGTATCCATACCTTTTTGTGTATGGCAACAACGGCTTGATCCAAAACTGCGCAGCGGGTGACTTCACCAACTGGACGTCATCGGACGCCAACGCCAACAACGTCTCATCAACCAAGGTGGTCAAAGGCCTGCCCGTGCGCGGCGGCACAACAGTGCCAAGCGGTTTGTTTTGGACACTGGACTCGTTGATTCGCGTGAGCTACGCGCCGCAGACCGTGGGCAACCTGACTTATTACTGGCGCTATGACTTGGTGACGCAACAGTCGTCCATCATGTCGAGCCAGTGCGTCATTGAGTATGACGGCATCTACTACTGGGTCGGAACTGACCGCTTCTTGATGTACAACGGCGCGGTGCAAGAAGTCCCAAATAGTCAAAACCAAAACTGGTTCTTTGACAACTTGAACTATCAGCAACGCCAAAAGGTGTGGGCAAGCAAAGTGCCGCGCTGGGGCGAGATTTGGTTCTTCTACCCCCGTGGTGACGCCACCGAATGCACGGATGCCATCATCTACAACGTGCGCGAAAAAACTTGGTATGACGCAGGCCAATCACTTGGTGCGCAGCGCTCGGCTGGGGCATTCAGCGAAGTGTTCCGCTACCCCGTGTGGGGCGGCAACACCGCATCGGGATATGAGGCCACTGGCGCGACTGTTGTCAGCGGTGGTGCATCGTATGCCGTGGGCGACATCGTGACCGTCTTGGGAGGCTCTGGTGCACCTGCATCGCTCAAAGTCACCACCGTGTCTGGCAGTGCTGTTACGGGGTTGACTGTGGTGGCCGCTGGCTCGTATAGCGCGGCTCCATCTGGCACGTACACCACATCGGCGCGGTCGCCCTCAACTGGCACTGGCCTGACAGTGAGTTTGACCACCGCTCAGTTCTACACCTTGTGGCAGCACGAGATTGGCACAGACCAAATTTACACCGACCAAGTCACGGCCATAAACTCGTACTTTGAAACCCCCGCGCTCGGCGTGCTGGGCGGACTTGTGGGTGCGGTTCAACAGCCGGGCGACAACTTGTGGACGCGCTGCGAACGGATTGAACCTGACTTTGTTCAATCTGGCACGATGAGCGTCACCGTGACTGGTAAGGGCTACGCCGATGACAGTGACATCACATCCAACCCGTACAACTTTGACCCCACCACGCTGAAGGTGGACATGCGCGAACAACGCCGCGAGATGCGCCTGCGCTTCACCTCCAACACCACTGGCGGAAATTATTTCATGGGCAAAGTGCTCTTGAGTCTTGACGTTGGTGACAGCCGCTCGACGGGCAATCCGTGATCACATACGACCCTCGCGGCATGACATGGGATCAGTATTGCAAGCTGATGGAAGAGCTATTTGCACCGCAGCAGCTTGGTCATGTGCCAGAGGAAGAGTGGCGCACATGGGTGGACGGCATGAACGGCATCGGGTATTTTGTAAATTCAGCAATACCCGATCAAAGACAGTTTGCAACTTGGCAAGAATGGGCTGAGAGCATGGTAGGGATAATGAACTTGGAATACAAATGACACCTTCAGAAATCATCACAGCGGATGCGCAACAGCACGGGATTGATCCTCAAAAAGTGCTGGCGTTTGTGCACGACCACATTGTCAAAGGTCATGCTAATTTGACCCAAGCAAACAACACGCTTTTGTTCATCATTCATTTGGGTCAGAGCGCCGCAGAGGTGCACCTTTACACCGTGGACAACTCGGTGACCGTCGCCAAATCAATCATTCACTTCATCAAGATTCTTAAACAGTCTCCAATCAAAGTTCTTTATGGCAAAGCAGACAACCCCGGCATCATTGTCATGATGCAAAAACTTGGCCTTGATGTTCAACACTCAAACATGCCCCAGTACAACTGGATGGCAACTCTGTGAGGTAAAACATGGGAGTCGTAAATTCAGTTCTAAACACGGTTTCAAATGTCGTGAGTGACGTGGGCAAGGTCATTGACAACACTGTCAGCAGCGCCATTCACAACCCAATCCAAACCATTGCAGACATCGCCGCCGTGGCGACTGGCAATGCCGCTTTGTTGCCCTATATCAACGGCGCAATTGGCGTGGCACAAGGCAAAGACCCAACCAAGATCGCAGAGAATATGGCCGCAAGCTATTTGGCTGGGCAAGCAACATCTGGACTTGGCGGTCAAATTGCGGACGCCACGGGTAGCCAAACGCTTGGAACCATCGGCGCGAACGCTGCAAAAAGCGGTTTGTCTGCTGGCCTGACGGGTGGCAACATTGGCAACGCCATTGAGAACTCGGCAATCAACACCGCAGGCAACATGGGCGTGCAAGATATTACTGGTACGTCAAGCCTGCCCAAGTTAGACTTTGCCAGCGTTGTGAACCCTCAAACTGGTCAAACTCAGCGTGCCCCGACTCAGTTTGCAACGCCATCGGCTGTAGCGTCCAATGTTACAAACCAAAACACCGTGGGCATTGCGCCGTTGACTTTGGGCAACCTTGACATGGGCAAATTGCAGCTCAACAACATTGGCCAACAAGGCTCAACCCAGTCTGCACCCAAGTCAACCATTGCTTACCAAACCGCCCAAAACAATTTGCCAAGCGTGGACACGGCGTCAATTGTTCCAAACAGCAATGCCACCATGAAAGACGGAGGCTTGGCGCACATGGCCAGCGGTGGAGCGATGTCAGGATACGACGATTACACCCAGCTTTACAACACAATTGACCCTATTGAAGATTTGGTCGTCAATGGCCGCTTGGTGACGCCGCAGCAAGCTGGTTTATTAAGTGCGCAACCCGTGGTTTATTCTGCTGAAGGTGGTGAGATTGAAAGAGAAACCGTATCAGGCATCCCGTCCTATGGCACATCGTTTGACAAACAAATTGCCCCAAAGTTTGCAAAAATTTATGAACCCAAGACTTTGCGCGTGGAAAGCCACCCAAATTCTGATGTGATGAGAAAACTGGGGCAACTGGCAGAAGGTCCATTGGGCGATCCGCACATGTTCGATGTGCACAATCATCACCCATTCGATGCTCAGTTGGCGCACGCCAAGGGCGGGGCATTGCATGAATACCAAAAAGCAGCCCCTGAAGGCCACCACCCCGAATTCATCACGGGCGTGACAGGCTACTACGCCCATGGCGGCGGCACAGGCCAATCGGACGACATTCCTGCCATGCTCCATGACGGCGACTACGTGGCTGACGCCGACTTGGTGGCCGCATTGGGCGATGGATCAAGCAAGGCAGGCGCACAAGCCCTTGATCACTTCCGCCGCAGCATACCCCACCATGAAGGTGCTTCAGGACATCCAGTGCCTGCTCAAATCGCCGATGGGGAGTATGTCTTCCCAGCCAACTTTGTCACCGCCATTGGCCACGGAGACAACAAGGCAGGTGCCAAATTGCTTGACAAAATGCGTGAAGAAATCCGTGCTCACAAAAGAGCGGCTCCAGACACTAAAATCCCACCAAAGGCAAAGTCGCCGCTTGAATACCTCAAGATGGCTGCGAAAGGTTAAACATGTCAAATTTACTGACCAGCACCCAAACCACGGCGACGACTGCGCCGTCGTTCTACACCAATTACCTGCAAAACCAAGCAGATAAAACATCCGCTGCCGCAAACACCGCAGCCGCAAATTATGTGGCGCCCAATGCACTACAAACAGGTGCATGGAACGAAGTTGGCAACGTCGCAGGGTCATACCAGCCACAACTGACAAGCGCCTCAAATACGCTCAACAATGCCACCAGCGTCACAAGTCCTTTAGCGGCTGCATCGCCTTACTTGAGTTCGGCCATGCAAGACCCCTCACAGGCGGCTCGTGGGTATGTCAGCGACTATTTGATGCCAGCAGCACAAAGTCTGTCTGACATCAACGAGAACAACATCAACATGAACCTGAACCCCACGGCAACCGCTGGTGCTGTAGGCTCAGGTCAATTTGGTTCAACTCGTGCCGCACAAGTGCTGGGTCAGACCGATGCTTTGGCTAGACAACAGACAAACAGCCAAATTGCCAACATGCTCAACACGGGCTATCAGTCTGCGCTCCAAGCCGCGGAACAGCAAAATGCTCTGGCTGGACAGGCTGGCGCGACCGCCGCAAACGCCGCTGGTACAGGTCAAAGCAACCTCATCAACGCTGGCACAGCGCTGTCAAACGCTGGCGTGCAAAGCGAAAACGCAAAGCTGGCCGACATCAACGCGCAGGCCACTTTGGGTGCACAGCAACAAACAGCGCTGCAAAACCAATACCTCTACCCACTGAGCGTGTACAACACCGCAGCAGGCGCGTTGTCTGGCGCAAACATCCCAACCACCACCAACACCTCGTTGACCGCCTCTCCGTTGTCTGGTGCTGCTGCACTTGGTGCTGGCGCAATGGCGATCCCATCGGTGAACAGTTTTATAAGCAGTAGCCTTGGTAATTTGCTGAACGGGGGTGGTGGCGGAGGATCAGGAAGTACAGCAAATATGGGAACAACAGGCATAACTGGCGGTGATGGCACGGCAACATCTACTGGAACAATGGATTATTCTGGTGGAATTCCGACGGGATCAAATACTGGCGCATATCAAAGCTCCAGTAGTCCTACTGGTTATGTAGGACAAGATGGCGTTACTCCCGTCAATCCAGATGGAACACCAGTTTAAGGAGATAAATCATGGGTGAAACAAAAATTGACATGAAAAGCCCGTTGGGTGAAATTGACAAGGCAGGCAATCTTGCTTATGGCGAAAATGATCCATTGGCTCCAATTTATGAGGGAATCAAAAAAAATATGGACGATTTGGAAGCGCGTTATGCGCAACCAAATTGGTTCAAAATTGCCGCTGGATTTGCCAAGCCACAACTAGGCGGCTTTATTGCATCTTTGGGTTCTGCCGCGGAAGCCGCTGGTGAAAATTTTGAACAACAAAGACAGTTGGCAATTCCTCTTGCCAACATGAGAACTGAATTGGCTGTCAAAGGTCAAATCTTGGCCAGAAACAAAGAAGTCAATGATGAGATTCGTGCTTGGCAAATTGCCCATCCAAAAGAAGCAGTTCCAAGTGATAAATTACAAGATTGGTCTGGCCGTGCTCCTGACTCAACTGGGGTCAAATCGTTGTTGGCTGAACGCACCAATGCTCAGAAAAATTTGGAACTGTCCAACCAACAGCGTCAACTCTCGCAAGCCGAACAAAATCAAAAATTGCAATTGTTGACATTGCAACAAGGCAACCTCAAAGAGATGGCTCGTTTAGGTCTATATCCTCCTTCGGAATTTACAAGACAAAACTCAGAGATCATGGCTCAGATCAATGCCATTCAAAGCGCTGTGCCAAATGGTCCTGCAATCGGAGACATTACAACGCCTCCTGCAATTGATTCATCAAAAGGCTCTGGCGCTGTTAGTACGACCACAGACAATTCAGCAGCTCTTGCAGAAAATCAACGCAAGGTACAGGCATTGCAGAAAAAAATTGAAAAAGATGGAATCACTCCATCAGACAGAGCCGAGTTGAATCGTCTGAACAAAGAACGCTTAAGCCTGAATGGTGGCGCACCAGTTCCAGCTCCAACAAGAACCACTTCTGGCAATGAGACGGAGCCAGAAGGGGGATACTTGCCCGAGACTCATGTGATTCCTCATCCATCTCCAGCAATAAGCGATTTGGAAAAGAAAAAACAAGAATTAGAATTGCAAGCCGCAGCAGATCGTGCAAAAAAAGATGAAGATTTTTATCAATCCCAAGCTCAAGACTTAAAGTTTTTTTCAAGTGCAAATGGAAATTACAGAGACGCAGAAAGAGCATGGAATACAATTTATAAAGCCTACAAAGAAGACCCATTGTTATTGCAACAATTAAATGATGCAGTCCGTGAAAAAGGTCCTATGGCTGCCGCTATGAATGAAGGTTTTGCATTCCATGCTGGGTCTCTAAATGCAAATGTCAGTCTTCCAGTAAGCGCTTACGCAATCGCTGGCCTTGATGATACAAAACGAACAAAATACGATAATTTGGCAAGTGCATACGCAACTCTTGCTAACGCTGAATTAGCAAGATCAGGAATTTCTCCAGAAAAAGCAACTATTCAACAATACAAAGATGCTTTATATAAAACTCTTGGTATTGGTTCCACTGCTGAATCCTCTGTGCAAAAATCTGGAAATATTTTTTACAATCTCAAAGAAAAAAATGAACTTAGCGATTTGATTGATAAAGAATATAAACGGACAAAGTCATCAAGTATTTCTCGGTACACAGACGTTTTTAATTCGCCTCGTGTTAAAGATCATCATAAAGGTTATAAATTAGTTCATGATGATTTTAATCGTGCATTTGAACAGGGAGAAAAGTAATGGGTGAAGATCAATACAGCCCTGAAGCGATTAGACGTCGAGTTGCTGAAGAAACTGGCATAGCAATTCCGCCTGAAACAAATGCTTCTGACTCTCAACAGAGTGCTTCTCAACCAGTATCTGAAGCCGATGACATGGCAAGGATTGTTGCTAACGCTCGTGCTGCTCAAGCAAAACATAATGCAGAGGTTGAAAAAAACAAACCTTATTCAATGAGCGGCGTGGATGTCGTTGGATCTTTAGTCGCACCGGGTGCTCATGCATTGGGTAGAAAATTTGGAGTAGTTCCCGATGAAGCACGTAATGCTCAATCTTTTTCAAATGACTTGCAAAACAGAATTAATTCTGCTGCGCAAGCTCATCAAAAAGCACTCCAAAATGAAATGGAGTATTTACAGAACCACGATTATTGGCACAGCGATCATGCCATGAATGAGTTTTTGCCTGAAGAGCATCAAATTCCAGTTAATCAAGAAACAACAGGTCAGACAAGAGCAGAGCGTACTGTTCAAGGAGCCGATGTAGATGAAATTGGCACTGGAAGACAACGTCAGACTGGCTATCTCACCAGAACGGCTCAAGAGTCTGCACGCTTACAAGAGCAAGAAGAGATTGCTAAAAAATTAAAATTAAACACGAATAAAGTTTTGGCTCAATATCCAGATGTTGATGCAACAAAATCTGGTTTGATTGTTAGCAAGTCACCATCACCACAAGAACTTGCTCGTCAGAAAGAAATTGAGAATGCTCGTCAACAAGCAAGAAGACTTCTTGAGCCGCATCAAGAGTCTGCAAAAATAGGTTTGCAAGAAGCACAGAAAGGTACCGCCGCAGCCGCTGAAGAACTTGCAAGACTTAAAAACGAAGCGGCAATCGTTAACGAAGCAGCGGCAAGATCAAAAACAGGATTAAGTTCAATAGTGCGCCGAGCTGCTGAGGCGGTTGGTTCTGACTCAAAATATTTGCCAGAGATTTTGCGTGCTGGATCAAACATGGCAAGTAAATATCTTGGTCCAATTGCCGCCGCAACCGCACCAGAAAACATTGGCCAAGGATGGAGTGAATTAAGAAACGGCGAATATGGTAAAGGTGCTGCTCATATTGCTGGTGGACTTGGCGGCGTTGCTGCATTGGCACCTTTAGCTGTAGGCGCTGGTCTATTAGCCCCAGAAGTTGGCTTGGGCGTTGCTGGAGCTGGTGCACTTGCTTCATTGCCTGCTCTTGGCTATGACATTTCAGACATATACAAAAACATGACTGAACATAAATGATCACGTCGGTTGTCTCCCTGACGTGAAGGCAAGCAGTTGCCTTATTTGCC